GGAAGGGATTCTCCAGAGCATAGAACACCCTGGCAACGTAGGACTTGTAGCGAGAAAAACACTCCCAGAACTTCGTACAACCACACTGAAGAGGTTCTTTGAGTTTCTTCCTGATCCTTTAATTTTAAGTTACAACAAAACGGAACGGGAACTCTATATCAAGACTAACGGCAAGCCCTCTCTAGTACACTTTGGGCCGTTGGATGAGATCGGTAGATATAAATCTTTAGAGCTTGGTTGGTTCTTTATTGATGAGGCAGATCAAACCAGTGAAGAACATTGGCTCACACTCTGCGGAAGACTGCGCCTAAAGGGCATCCCGCCATATGGGATGTTGGCAACAAACCCCACAAGTACAGCACATTGGATCTACAAACGCTGGGTAGCCAATCCCACAGAGGGGTATGAGATCTTCCGCTCTAAGACCTCTGACAACGCTGAGAATTTACCAGACGGATATTTAGAAGAGCTTAGAAAGACCTACCCAGAGGATTGGCAGAAAAGGTTCTTAGATGGGCACTTTGGAGTCTTGCAAGCGGGAGACCCTGCGTTCCCTGATTTTACCGAGGCAGAGCATGTACGAAAGATAGAGCCCATCAAGGGATTGCCTATGATTCGTGGCTGGGACTTTGGAAAAAAGCATCCTTGTTGTGTCTTTGCACAAATCGACGAATTGGGAAGATTCAGAATTTACCGCGCATTATTAGGAGAGAACAAAGACATTTATGAGTTCTCCGACATGGTTTTAGCGATGAGCCGACAGTTCTACAACCATTGGTTTCTGAGAAATGAGTTTGAGGATTATTGCGACATCGCTGGCAAACAGGAGCATGACAGTGGGATTACGTCGGTGCAAGTATTACAACAGAAGAGAGTCTTTCCGACATATCGGTATTCGAGGGTAGAGAAGAGAGTGAGAGAGATGCGGAGAATGATGAGGGAGCGGATACAGAAGTTTCCAAAGTTCTCTATTGATCCATGTAATCAATATGGCATCGAAGCGCTCATGAGTGCGTGTATTGATGAAAAGGCAGAATTAAAAAAGGATGGTTATTTTGATCACTTTCTAGACGCAGTAGGGTACATTATCCATAATGCTTGTATGGTAGACCAACCTATGGCAGAGAGTGGCATACAAATAGCGGAACCAAAGTGGTCATATCGGGGGGCAGTGAGTGGCTTTAGATAATCTAGGAAAAGTAACACTCGACGAAGGAAAGTTAATTCAGCACGTATTGGAGTCTAATGACTTCTCATGGGACTCTTCACGCGCAATACGAGAGATGTGGGACGCCAACTGGGCCACATACAACAACCAGTTCGATTTCAGAGACAAACTACCGTTTCAGTCTAAAAACTTCTTACCTAAAGTAAAAATGGCAGTACGCATGATGGTTTCGATCATCAAGCAATCCATGATTAAAGCAGATCAGTTCTTTAAGTTTGAGGGATTGAATGAAGATTCTAAAGAAGTGGAGCGAGATATTGAAGACACGTTAATGCGTGTTATGGACCAAGCGCGTTATAAACAAAAGAAGTTTGGCCGAACGGTGTTCTTGGGACTTTTAGAGAACATGATGATCACAAAGATTTACCCGAAACCACTCGCACAACCGCCTATTCATCCATTGCAGGATACTGAGTTCGTTGTTCAGCCCGTAAGTGCGTATGACTTTAGAATCGATCCACAAGGAAGAAACAGATATGTAATTCATCGCGTCAAGATGGACTTAGCGGATTACAAACGTCTAGCAAGGCAAGGCACGTACAGAATCGAAACCATTAAGGAGTTGGAAGAGGATTTTCAAGAGGCAGAAGAAGAAGTACGGGAGAAGATCCGAGAGGGACAGATAGACGTACCTAAACAAACTTCTAGAAAAGAAGTGGAACTCCTTGAATATTGGGGAGATGTTGATGACGTACACGGGGAGAGAATCCTAGAGAACATCACCATGACGATAGTGAATCGAAAATCACTAGCAAGAGCTCCGATGAAGAATCCATATCGACATGGAAAGCCACCATTTGTATGGGGTCCGATCTTTGAAAAGTTCGGTAGCGTCTACCATGAGGGTTTTGTGGATGGCGTTCTTCCATTGGCTAGAATGATCAATGAGAACCTCAATCTCACGTTAGACGCCAACACAGCGTCTAGTATCAAGGCTTTTGAAGTCAACCTAGACTTTGTACACAATCCGTCAGCTTTAAAGAGTGGGATCTATCCAGGCAAAACAATCCAAACCAGAGGAGTTCCACCAGGCTCACAGGCAATTAAGGAGATTCAGTTAGGGGAGGTGAGCCAAAGTGCCCAATTTATTCAACAGTTCCTTGACAGAGAGTTCCAAAACGGAACGGGGATCAACGAGTTCATTGGGGGTTTTTCTACATCAGGAAGCAAGACGGCTACTGAGACAAAGGTTAAAGCGGGTCAATCCCAATCCTTTACGCAGTCTATTGCTCAAAATATTGAAGACAATGTACTAGAGCCAAGCATAGAGATGCTCTACAGTTTGATTCTACAGTACAACCCAGAACTCTTAGGGGAGCGCGTAGCGGGAATCAGCGCAGACAAATTACAGTTTCAATTCATTGCCAAGGGAATCAGTGAGATCTTATTTCAACAACAAGACCTCGCAGAGCTCTTCCAGTGGATTGGAATGGTGGCCAACACACCAATTGCACAAAAGCTCAACTGGGACAGCATTGGAAAGGCATCAGCGCGTTTAGCCAATCAAGATCCTAAAAAAGTTTTTATTACGGAGACTCAACAACCTCCAGAAGTAGATCAAGGTTTAACTAGGCCTCAAGAAAATGAAAATCAGAATATTATTAATTTAGAACAACAACAACTCCAAGGGAGAGCTAATGGCTAAAGAACTCAGTATCAGTAAATTCATGCCCAGTTCACTGCAAGACGCAGATGGGGTAACAATAGTTCCTCAACAGGTGAAGACGCCAATTAAATCGGCAGTGGTTCCAAATCAACCGTTAAAGGAAAGACTTCACGCATCAAAACCGTGGAAGCCGAAAGGAAGGAAATAGCTTGCGTTTGCTCAAGCGAGAATCGCCGTTAGAGCAGTTGCAGTTAGCGCGTATTGGTGGGGAGGCAGAAACCGTTAAGCGCGTCATGGGGGAAGTGTTTCAGCAGGAGATTGACATCTTGTTAAGTCATCTTGCGAACATGAAGCCAGATGGAATGGAGTATGCGAAACTCGCGGGGCGAGCGCAGGTGTTGTTAAAAATTAAAAAGAGTTTAGAACTCCAGACCGCTGAAGGAAAAGAAGCGGCAGAGAGTCTAAGGAGGTAATTATGGCAGCTACAGTAACATATGGAGAGCAGGAACGGATTCAAGGTCTGGGAGGACTTACAATCCAGCATGGCAACATTGTAATGGATTCTAGTTATCCAACAGGCGGGGAAACCGTTGCAGCGGAGAACTGGAGTTCAGCAACAGTGCTTAACGTTTTTATTGATCCACTAGCGTCCAACGCAACGTATTATCTTTGGTATGACGATGCCACAGATGTTGTGTATGCGGCAACAAGAGCAGATGGAGCGGAGGTTGCGAACACAACTGACCTCTCTGCGGTGACTGTGCCGTTTTGGATTATAAAAAAGAAATAAAGATTTTGGCTGAGAGGCAGTAGCTCTGCCTGGAATCGTTCACTCAGTCATAACGCTCAGAACGAAGGCGTTAGGGATAGTCCCTAGCGTCTTTTTTTTGGGCAAAAACTCTAGCGGTTGAGAGAACCTTGATTGCAGAAGGAGAGAGCATGGAAGAAGCAAAGACCCCTGAGAACCAGGATACGTCAGAAGAGCAACCTCTAATTTTTGGGAAGTATAAAACTCAAGAAGAAGCGGAGGCTGCATTTAAAGAAATGGAGAGAAGTTCTACTGAAGCTAAAGAGGCTTTGGATAGAGAGCAGAGATTGAACGCTTTATTGGCTACAGAGGATCACAAACAGCCGCAGCAGGAGCAACCTGCGCCACAGTACACGGGACTGCAAAACGTCTTTGACGAAGAGCAGGCTCAAGCTGTGAGCGGTATGTTGCAACAGCAGCGGCAAGAAGTGATTCGGCAAATGAGGCAAGAGGGCCGCGCCATGATGGATAGCTACAAAGTACGACAAGATAGTGAAAGGGATTTTTATAATGATTATAAAGATCTCTCACACTTCAAGGACGATGTAGATTCCGAGGCGAACAAGTTAGCGTTAGAGCTTGGAGAGCGAGCTTCAAAGGTTCCGTTAAAGGATCTAATGAAGGAAGTGGCCAAGCGCACACGCGAGAAGTTGGCGGTTCAGAAATCAAAGCTTACAAAATCAACTCTCCATGTCGAAGGTGGCGAAGTGCATGAACCTATTGTTGAATTTGAGCCTAAAGAAGCGAAACCTACTACGGAAGATGAGCGGACGAAGGAATTTTTTGACAAGGAGGTTGGTGCCTTCAATGAACGTCAAACAAAAACCTTAAGGGGGTAAATTAAATGGCAGGACAATCATGGAGTCCGGATGGAAGCGGCGGGTATCTCGCTAATTCCGTTCTAAGTAAGAAGATGCGCCATGCTTCTCAACCTATGATGAGAGCGAGGCAATTCGTCCGAAAAGAATCCGGATATGGAAAACATAAATCAGACACACTACTTTTCGATAGAATCAGTAATGTTGCTACAGCAGGGACGACAATTGCAGAATTGTCCAAAATGCCTGAAACCAACTTTGCTATCACGCAAGGCAGTGTAATTGTTAATGAGTTTGGAAATAGTATTCCTTACACTGGAAAACTGGATGCACTTTCAGAATTTTCAGTAAGTAATATTGTTCTCAAAGCTCTTAAAAACGACATGGCGAAAGCCTTGGACAGAGCCGCAATGGTGGAGCTACAAACTTGTCAGGTGAAGTATGCCGCGACAGGTACGGATTCTGCGCCTACGGGAACGTTTGATACGGATGGAACGCAGTCAACTGCGTTTACCAGAGACGTACAGGCGTTTGATGTTAAGGAAATCGTTGATTACTTCAACGGAACTTTGTTCACACCGCCTTTTGACGGTGAGAACTTCATTTGCATTGCAAGTGTTGGTTTCGCAAGAGCAATCAAGGATGACCCGGACTGGGAAGACGCTAGTAAGTATGGAGATCCTGAGAGATTGTTCTCAGGTGAAGTTGGAAGATATTACGGATGCAGATTCGTAGTGGAAGCTAACGTTCTCGCAAGCCTAGTGGACACTAGCTATAAGGGCGAAGCTATTTTCTTCGGAGAAGATCCGATGATTGAAGCGGTTGCTGTAGCTGAGGAAATCCGGTCTAAGATCCCGACTGATTATGGTCGAGATCCTGGGTTAGCCTGGTATTTCTTGGGCAATTGGGGCTT